AACCTTAGGAACTATAATGTTCATGGCTAAGGAAGCTGATTATGATGCTGAATTAAATGAAGTTAATGATATTCTTAACAAGATTAAGGTTTCAGATGAGAAGACTTTGGAATTTGATATGGTACCTTCAATTCGTAAAACTACCCTTAATCGTCTTAATCGTGAGAAATTAGTTAAAGCTATTCAAAGCCGATTTAAAGAATTAAGTGGTGTTAGTATGCCGATTAATAATATACGAGCATTAATTGCTACTGAATCCATTGGTGAAGGGGAACTGGTTGATGAAGATGAAGCACCTAGATGGTGTACCAATTGGGTATATGTTAATAGTCATAATGGATTTATTAACTTATCAACCTTAAAATTACATAAATCGGAATCTTTTAATGTTGAGAATGGTAAATATGTACCTATTTCTGATGCAGGAACTAAGCCATCAGCTAGTAAATGGATATCCGATCGGGGTTTTGTTAAAAAAGTAGACTCAGTAGGATATCTACCTGGTGTCGAAGAATTAATTACGGATATTGAAGGCTCTACAATTCTAAACGTATTCAATCCTAAAACCTTACCCCAGGAAGCTAAAGAATTTACAGGTGATGGTATTGCAGCTTGTGATCTGATTAGGAATCATATTAAATTTATATGTACTACGGATAAGGATACGGATATATTATTATCTTGGCTCGCTTTCCAAGTACAATATCCAGGCAAAAGAGTCTTATGGGCTCCAGTCATACAATCCATTCAAGGAGTTGGTAAGACATTCTTTGGTGAATTACTTAGAGCTTGCTTAGGGGATAGAAATGTAGGTACTGTATCACCTACCCAAGTTACCTCAGACTTTAATGCTTGGGCAACTAATGTCGTTGTTAATGTATTAGAGGAATTAAGGGTTAAAGGTCATAACAGATATGATGCTGTTAATGCATTAAAACCTCTTATAACGGACCGAATGATACAAATTAATGAGAAAGGTGTTACTCCTTATATGACTTATAACACAACAAATTATATGGTTTTTACTAATTATAAGGATGCTTTGCCTTTAGATACAGATGATCGCAGATGGTGGGTTATCTTTGTTCCAATACAATCTTTAGATGATTTACCCCGTTTTGTTGGATATGAAGCAGGTGAATATTTTGACAAATTATTCCATGCAATACGTCATCATGCAGGGGAAATAAGGAAATGGTTATTAGCATACGAAATTGTTGATGAGTTTAAACGCATTAAACAGGCACCAATGACCCAACATAAACAATTAATGATTTCTACTGAAGATGATGCATTCTCTGGTTTAACTGAAGTACGGGGTATTATTAAAGATGGGAATAAATATATCAATAAACAATGCATCAGTCAGTCCGACCTTAATGATTTACTTTTATTCAATCATCCTGATTTGTTACTTTCCAAGAAGGAAATAAGGTTTGTAATGAAGAAATTAGGGTATAGTTTGCATCCTAAGGTGATTAAAATAGATGGGAAGAATAAGAGAATTTGGGTCCTAAATGCGATGACGAATGATGAAATCCGTGAATCCTTTGAAGAATTATAAGATTTGTTACCTGTTCTGTTACCTCAAAAAAGCTATATTTTATATACATTTAAATGGTATTTTATATAAATAGTAACGGTAACAAATAGAATAATAAAATGTCAATATAGATTAAGAATTATTGGTATTCTCTTTTAGTTGTATAAGACAATTTACCTAAGCGTTACCCGTTACTGTTACCTTCATCTTAGCCTCAATTCCGTGATAAAATAATTGGAAATATAGGAGCATAATTATGATGAAAATATTATTAATATTATTAGGTGTTAGTTTGTTTGTAATGATGATGGTTATAGGTGTTGATGCATTGATGTGCACACCTCCTTGTATATAAATGACAGATGCGGAAAGAAGTACTTCGAGATGGAGATGGACAGCACTTATAATATATTTGCTGATTTGTTTCTATGATTTCTTATTCGTACCTATTTGGTATGGCCTAAATAGACCTGACATATCACAATTTATGGAAATAATAAATGCAACAGAGGATACGTTAGTCCAGATGGAATTGATGAAGAAACTCACCGGACAGCACAATCCATTTACTTTAATGGGTGGTGGTTTATTTCATTTAGCGTTTGGTGCAATATTAACTGGAAGTGCTGTAGGAGCAAATAGATGAGTGAAGGATTAGATCTAAGAGAAGGTGGTAAAGTTAATTTGGATATTAAAACTTTGGTGGGTATTGTTGCAATGATTCTCTCAGTTGCTGGTGTTTATTTTACTCTTACTGGACAGATAGCTCAGTTGCAATTAGATGTAATTCGAATGCAGGATGCTGTTGCAATGAACTCAGAATTTAGAATTAAATGGCCAAGAGGTGAACTTGGTGCTTTGCCTGATGATGCTAAACAGGACCTGCGAATTGAGTATTTACAGCGAGATATTGGTGAAGCTATTGAAAAAATGAATGAATTGCAAGAAGAAGTGGAAGCACATCTTCGATCAACTAATATAAATAATTGAAATTATTAATAACCGTAAGCGTTTACATGATAGAATGTTTAAGCAAATCAAGGAGTTATTCAGATGGCAAGTTACTACACAGAAAACAAGACGAGACAGCTAAAAAAGGCGATGGTCGCAGCGCTGCAAAGTACTTTGGGCATTGTAAGCCCAGCTTTATTGAAGGCTAAAATCTCTCGAACAACTCATTATAGTTGGCTTAAGGAAGATGAGGATTACAATCAACAATGTCAAGAAACTGCGGAGCAGGCTCTAGACTTTGCGGAGAGTTCTCTTCATAAACAAATTGAATCTCATCATCCAGCTGCTACAATCTTCTATCTTAAGACTAAAGGCAAAGGACGTGGCTTTGTAGAGAAACAGGAATACGATCTATCATCCTCTGATGGTAGCTTAACACCTCAACCAACAGTGATTGAACTGGTAGCAAAGGATGACAAAGACGAAGAAGATAACGAAAGCGGAGATTGAACTCCCACCTAAGTTAGTCGATACATTTACAGGTAATGCCAGATACCGTGGTTCATACGGCGGTCGAGGATCAGGTAAGACTCGATCCTTTGCCTTAATGACTGCAGTCCTCGGATATAAATGGGGAATGAGTGGGAAGCAAGGCCAAATACTCTGTGCTCGTGAGTTCATGAATAGCCTTGAAGACTCATCGTTAGAAGAGATTAAGACAGCCATACGATCCATACCATGGCTCAACGACTACTATACCCTTGGGGAAAAATACATTCGATCAAAGGATGGTAATATCAACTATACATTCTCAGGCTTGAGACGTTCATTAGACTCTATTAAATCCAAGGCTCGAATCCTATTGGCCTGGGTCGACGAGGCTGAGGCAGTCAGCGATATGGCATGGCAAAAGTTAATACCAACAGTTAGGGAAAAGGACTCTGAGATATGGGTCACATGGAACCCCGAGTCTAAATACTCCGCCACAAATAAAAGGTTTAGAGAATTAACGCCAGATGGCTCCAAGATTACAGAGCTCAACCATAGGGATAACCCATGGTTCCCAGAGGTACTGGAAGTGGAACGAATGGAAGATAAGGCAAAGCGTCCAGATATGTATGACCATATTTGGGAAGGAGGCTTTTTAGTTTTTAGTGAAGGAAGTTATTATACTACTGAGATGAGGACCGCCAGGGAGGAGAAACGGATCGGAAGAGTAAAGTATGATAAGGCTAAAGGTGTAGTAACCGCCTGGGATTTAGGGGTTGGAGACTCTACTGCTATATGGTTTGCCCAATTTATAGGAAAAGAAGTTCATTTGATAGATTATTACGAATCATCCGGTGTAGGCCTCGACCATTATGTTAAAATATTGCAAGACAAGGGTTACGTTTATGAACAGCATGTCCTACCCCATGACGTCAGGGTCAGAGAGCTAGGATCAGGTAAGTCTAGATTAGAAACCTTAGATGCTTTAGGTCTTAAAGGCGTGGATATAGCACCACAATTAAGAGTCGATGATGGTATACAAGCTTGTAGGTCTTTGATAGAGCGTTGTTGGTTTGATGAGAAGAGATGTGAACAGGGTATAGATTGTTTAGTTAATTACCAACGTAACTATGACGAAAATGGTAAAACATGGCAGTCAAGACCTAGGCATGATTGGTCCTCACATGGGGCAGATGCCTTTAGATATTTAGCAGTTGGATATAAGCCTATGAGCTCATCATGGGGTAAACCGATAAAAAGAAGATTAAAAGGAGTAGCATAAGATGAGTTTAATTAAGATGATTACACAAGGGCTATTAGGGGGAATTGATGAAGGAGGAGGAGGCGGCGGTCTATTAAGCCAAAAACCATCCAATGGAGGATTACCAAAATGGAATTCAGGTATGGATGAAAAACATCCAGATATGCGCCCAGGAGGTATAATAAGGCCAAAGGGTCCAGTAGATTCT